CAAAAGGAAAAACAAGCTCAAAGAAATAAAGAGGCAAATGATAAAGCAAAAGAATCGGCACAAGAAAGATTAAGGATACAAAATGAAGCTAATCAAAATAGAGTAAAGTTTGAAAATGATTTACTTAAAAGTATTGAAGATTTAGAAAACGAATATTTTGATAGTAAAAAGAATTTACAAGATTTAGAGGTTCAAAAAGTACGTGAAAAATATTTCACTATTATAGAACAAGCAAAAGGTTTTAATCAAGATATAACAACTTTAGAGAAAGCAAGGGATGAAGAAATACAAAAAATAAATCAAAAATATATTGATGAAGCAAATAGCTATAAATTAAAATCAGAAAATGATTTAGCTGAAAGATTAGCACAAATAACACAAGCTAATTATGACGCAATGTTAACAGCTCAGCAATTAGAATTGACAGCAGTAAATGATAAATATTTTGAACTTGAGAATTTAGCTATTAATAACGCTGAAGCACTTGCAGAAATAGAAATTGCTAAAACAAACGACCTCGCAAAGATTAACGAAAAGTATAGAAAAGAACAAGCGCAAAAGGATTTAGAATTACAACTAAATAAAGTACAAATAGCATCAAGTACATTTAGTGCTTTAGGTGCTTTGACAGAAGCCTTTGCAGGTAAAACAGAGGAAGAACAAAAGAAAGCATTTGAAGTTAAAAAAGCGTTTGATATAGCACAAGCTGTCTTGGATGGATATAAAGCAGTATTATCGGCTTATGCACATGGTAACTCAATAGGTGGTCCTATATTAGGGGGGATTGAAGCAGGTGTTGCGGGTGCTTTTGCTATTGCTCAAATACGTAAAATTGAACAATCTACATTCACCCCAAGTACCCCAAGCGTTGGAGGTGGTGGCACAGGAGGACAGCAACAACAAGAACGCATACAAGCTCCTACATTCAACGTAATTGGAGAAGCTAACCAAACACAACAAGTAAGTGATAAACCTGTTAAAGCTTATGTAGTGAGTGGAGAGGTAACAACACAACAATCATTAGACAGAAATAGATTACGCAACGCAACGCTTTAAAATAGTTATTAGGTTATGAAGGAAGTGGAATTAAAAATATCTGATGAGTCAGTCGATGGAGTTTTCGCAATTTCATTAGTTGATCGTCCTGCAATTGAGGAGGAGTTTATTTTATTATCAAAAATAGATGTTCAATTCAAAGTTATAGACGAGTTAAAACGTGAAGTTGTAGGGTTGGTTTTAGTGCCTAACAAGCGAATACTTCGCATGATGAATGGTGAGAAATTTAATATTTATTTCTCAGAGGAAACGATCGCACAAACTCAACTATTATGGATGAAAAACAACTATTCCAAAAGTGCCACTTTAGACCATGAGGTCAAGACTGATGGAGTTACATTTTTTGAAAGTTGGATAGTTGAAGACGAGAAACAAGATAAATCTAATTTATACAATCTAAACGCTAAAAAAGGCAGTTGGGTGATAAAAGCAAAGATTGAAAATGATGAGGTGTTAAAGGGTATTAAAGATGGAACTTATAATGGTTTTTCAATAGAGGGCAAATTTGATGGGTTAAACCAATTGTCAAAAGTTGACGAAGAATTGGAATTGATTAAGGATTTTTTAAATAGTATATAAAATGGAAAAGAAAAAAAAAGCTCCTGCAAGTAGAGTAGGAGGAAAACAAGCGTGCTTATGCAAAGACGGAACATACAAAAAAGAATGTTGTAACGGTAGCACAATAGCACAAGGTATTTATTCGGTATCAGAGCTATCTACTGCTGAAATAATCCAAGAAATTACACCAAGAACTTTTGTAAATGGCAACATTATAAATTAATAAAGTTAATTAGTTATGAAGACAGAAATTTTACAAGCAATAAACACGCTAAAAACTTACCTTGGAATGGAGGTTAAGTTAGAGCAAATGAAGTTAGTTGATGGTGCAACTTTGGAAGCTGATAAATTCGAGGCTGGTTATTCCGTATCTGTATTAAGTTCAGAGGGTGAAATGGTGGCTTTGCCAGTTGGTGAATACGAATTGGAAAGCGGAATGGTATTAGTAGTTACAGAAGAGGGAGTAATTGCTGAAGTTAAAGAAAAAGAAGCAGAGCAAGAAGTTGAAGTAGAAGTTGAAGCATCAACAGAAACTAAACAAGTAGAAGCACAACCGAAAAAAGTTGTTGAATCGAAAGAGTACCATTTTTCATCTGAAGAGATTAAAGCATTAATTGACGAGGTTGAGAATTTGAAAAAAGAAATCATTGATTTAAAATCTGAGAAGTATGTTGAAGAACAACCAACTGACACTGTTGAATTTTCAAAACATGAAGAGGTTAAACCAATTTCTTACAATCCTGAAAATACAACTCCTATGGATTGGACTGATTTAACACCTAAAGCTCCTATGAGTGGATTAGATAAAATTTTAGAAAGAATATATAACAAATAAACAAAAAAGATATGGCTACAAGTTTATCATTAACGACAAGTTACGCAGGTGAATCATCTGCAAAATGGGTATCTGCTGCATTATTAAGCGGAAATACCTTAGCGAATGGAGGTATGACGATTTTACCTAACATTCCTTACAAAACAATTTTGCATAAATTAGGGACTGATGGTCTTCTTAAGAATGCAACGTGTGATTTCGACCCAACGTCAACTGTAACAATTACAGAACGTTCTTTAACATTGGAGCAATTCCAAGTGAACGTTAATTTGTGTAAATCAAACTTTATTACATCATGGCAATCTGCTGAGATGGGATTCAGTGCTAACAAAGTACTTCCTAAATCTTTTCAAGATTACTTCTTAGCTTATATGGCTGATAAGGTTTCTGCTGATGTTGAAACTTCTATTTGGAGAGGTGCTAACGCAACAGCAGGTCAAGTTGATGGTATTGCGACTTTAATTGCTGCGGATGCTGCTTTGCCAACTGCACAAGAAGTAGCGGGTACAACTGTAACTGCTTCAAATGTTATTACTGAGTTAGGGAAAATCGTTGATGCAATACCAGCTGCTTTGTATGGTAAAGAAGATTTAAGAATCTATGTTCCACAAAACATTGCACGTGCTTATGTTAGAGCATTAGGTGGTTTTGGTGCTTCAGGATTAGGTGCTAATGGTACAGATAACAAAGGTACACAATGGTATTCAATGATGAATGATTTATACTTTGATGGTGTAAAATTATTCGTTGCAAATGGTTTATCTTCTAACACTGCTATCGCTACAACTATCGACAACCTTTACTTCGGTGCTGGTTTAATGTCTGATTTAAACGAAATCAAAGTTATTGATACTTCTGAGATTTTAGGAGACCAAAATGTAAGATTTGTAATGAGAGCAGGTATGGCTGTTAACTATGTAAACGCTGAAGAGATCGTTACATATGGTATTACAAACTCTGCAAATTAATATTAACTAATTGTAATTAGGGTGGTGCAAAAAACACCGCCCTTTTTTTTTGAACTTAAAAATATAAAAATATGAGCTGTGAAATTTTAATAGGACGTGCGGAAACGTGTAAGGATTCTGTTGGAGGTCTTAAGAATGTTTACTTTATTAATACAGTACCTGTTGCAACGTTTGATACTACACCATTAGAATCTACGGATGTGATATTAAGTGCTACAGGAGTAACACAATTGTTTAAATTTGAACTTAAAGCAAACGAAAATACATATGTTGAAACTATTGTATCTGATAGAAACAACGGTACAACTGTATTTCAACAAGCTTTAAATTTAAAATTAAAGAAACAAGATGCTACAACGCATAAGTATCTTAAATTGTTAGCTTATGGTTTAGTGAGGGTAGTAGTAGAAAACAACGCAGGGCAGTACTTTTTAGCAGGTTTAGACAGGGGAATGGACGTTTCTGGAGGGACTATTACAAGCGGTGGTGCCTTAGTCGATCACAATGGTTATACCTTAACTCTAAGTGGTGAAGAGAGAATGCCTGCACCATTTTTGAATTGTACTTCTGAATCTACTTTAGCTACTTTATTCGCTTCTGCTACGGTTATTAGTGATAACTCTTTAGTTGATTAATTATGAGCTGTGAAATTTTAATCGGACGTACAGAGCCATGTAAGGACAGCATGGGAGGCTTGAAAAATGTATTTTTTTTCAACGAAGAGCCTACTACAACATTAATGAGTCAATTACCTGCTGAAAATTTTACTGGGTTAGATGTTATCCCATCATATTTAGGCGATACAATTTGTTTTATTGACGATGTAACTAACCTTTATAAATTTGAATTAAAAGCAAACGAAAATACTTACGTTGAAAATGTTTTAAGCGACCGTAATAATGGTACAACTGTTTATCAACAAGTGCTAAATATTAAGTTAAAAAAACAAGATGCGACAACACACAAATATTTGAAATTGTTAGCATACGGAAAAGTTAGAGTGGTGGTTGAAAACAATAACAATCAGTATTTTTTAATGGGTTTAAAATTTGGTGCTGACGTTACAGGGGGTACTATTACAAGTGGTGGTGCTAAAGTAGACCATAATGGATACACTTTGACGCTTACAAGTGAGGAGTTAAA